AATAGTTTATTCGTTTCGTTCACTATTGAACTTGGTGCAAAGTTACGAAGAAGATTAGGCTCTGCCTAACTATGCTCAAAATAAAGTTTTTATAGGTTAGAATGCTGTTTTTCAGAGATTTATGATGAGTAAGATTGTGCTCATTTATTTAGCATCTTTCTAAACTACAGAGAAATAAGCTTTAGTTGGTACAACATATCTGTTTTTTTCGTAATTTTGCAGGGAAAATAAAGCTTATAGCGTATGGAAACAATTATTTCAATTACTGTATTTGCCGTGCTATTCATATTAGCCTGCCTGTCGTTATATCGTATATGTACGGTGGGTAAGACTAATAATAGTGCATTAGTTTCTAAGACAGATATGTATGATATGCGGTTTGCTCAAAAAATAAAAAGGCTACATGTACGTGTATTAGCATTATTAGTCTTCGGGATGATTCTTGTTGTTGTATACCATTTCATGCCAACTAGGCTAGGTGATTACGTTTACATAGAAAGGGATTTGGCTAATCACAAGCAAACCATTCATTCAAATAGTTCATGCCCATTAATTAAAAAAGGATATAGTGTAAACGAAGTCCATTACTATACTTATACTCCTTACTTTGATTGTTTCTGTTCCAGATGCTTCTATGAATCAGATGCCATCAAATTAACAAAAGGGGATAATAAGAACTTCTCTCACACGAAAGAATTGGGCTTGTAATAAGTAGCCGATTTATATTATCTTAGAGTCTCTTTTAGGATCTTGCATCTGCGTTCGAAATTACCTGATGCAGTAGATGATGATAAACTGCCTAAGTTTTAAAATAGAAACAGAAAAACTTGAAGAGTAAATGCAAGAAAAAGGAGTGCTATTGCAACACTCCCTTTTCATCATCTATATGAATTGCTCTAAAAACATTTATACACCACTATAGGTTATTCCCGAAGAAGTGAATGTTGCTACAACTGCATTATTAGGGAAAACAGTACTGTCATCAACTTTCACACTTCCACCATACGCAGACATAGATAATTTTCCTGCATTCCTTCCTTGTGTTCTCATACCTTCACACAATGCTTTGAAGTTGCCTGTACAAAGGTTTCCTATATTGAAAAGCTCCAGTGAAATCATCTTCTTCAATGATGTTATATCTCCTGATACATTACTCTCATTAAGAGAAATTAATTTCATAGAGATTAAGTCTGATAATGACGAGACATCACCATTAATGCCAGTTTTGAATAACAATAAATTCTGCAAGGTGTTAATATTTCTAATAGCTGTCAAACTGCCAGTTACCTTTGTATTACCTAATCTTAAAGTTGTAATCTTAGTCATACCTGACAATGCTGAAATATCACCACTGACATTTGTATTACTCATATCCAAGTATGTCAATTCTGTCATACCAGATAAAGCAGAAATATCACCACTTATTTTCATCTTAGGCATGTTCAAGTATGTCAATCCTGTCATACCTGACAATGCTGAAATATCACCCCTTAATTGCACATTTAATGCACTAATTGAAGTTAGTTTGGTCATATTAGCTAAAACAGAAATATCGCCTTCTATATGTGAATTATCCATTTTTATTGATGTCAATCCTGTCATACCAGATAAATCAGAAATATCACCACTGACATCTGTATTTTGTATATTGATTTCTGTAATTCCAGTTAAACCAGATAAATCAGAAATATCACCACTGACATTTGTATTACTCATTCCAAACTTTGTTATCTTCTTAGAATATTTCAGTTGGTCAAAATTCATATTGACAACAACGACATCTCCACTTTCTTTATAAATATCAAAAGTTTCTATAGCATATTTGTTTGTAATAAACAAAACAACTGTTCCTGTGATATTTACAGAGCAAGCCTCGCTACTCTCGGCAGAAAGACTGCTATCTGTATTTGATACAAAAACTTTCTCTTTGTTTTGAGAGTACATTGTTACACCGTTTCCAGTAACATTAAACTTTAGTCTTGATGTCCCTTCAGACTTAACAGAGACTTTTATACATCCCAATCTTGGTAAGTCGTTATTTTCAACAACTCCGTGCAATTTTGTAATTAAACATTTCATAATTTTTACTTTTATAATTTTATACCATATACTCGATAAGCATTATAAGCTTTATTCTCAAAATTTAATTCAAAAATAGCTTTATTGTTTTTGAAGTCATATATACCGATATTTGAAGACTCGGTACTTCGGAAACTACCCCATGATACTAGGAATATACCTTCTGCACATTTATCAACGGAACCCATATACCGTCCACCGTACTTCTTATATGTATAAGCCTTGAAATCTGTAAGATTCTTTTCTGCTTTATCTACCTTAAATTCTATAATTCTTGAAGGGTAGGACTTTCTATTGTCGAACATAGTGTAAACTCCATCTTCTCTTACAATAGCATCATGACTTTCATACCATTGCTGCTCTTCTGTAGTTTTTATTCTAGTAACAACATCATAATCATAGCCATCTCCTCGATTACCGCCTATCTTCCAAAGTATATTTCCGATACTTCCGGTGTGACTACTATCATTCCATGAACGCTCTATTACCAACATCTGATTTGCCTGTTTGTTGTTCAACAACAAGTTTCCATCATTGTCAAGGGATATTGTATTGTTGTGAAGGTAATCTGCATTATTTCCTTTATAATGACTGTCCTTCCATAGTTCAGGGTAATCAGTAGAGTTCCATTGCCAAACTCTATTTCCATCATATTGCTCCTCTAAGACAAGTGAAGTTACTGTTTTTGCAACTCCATCAACAATGGTAGTCTGATTTTCTACATATCGCTGAGTAATTACATGTAGAGGATTTACAGATATTACACAACAATCGTGCGGTTCAAGAAGGTTTCCTTCGGTATCTGTAACATTACCTTTGACAACATTAAATGTTTCACCATTTCCTTTATAAATGAATAGTTTTCCACTAGACACATTCATGTTTCCATCTATACCATAATAATATCTTGTATCATTCTCCATTATGGTCTTAGGGCAATTAGTCAAAGACTTTCTAAATCTCTTGACCATACCATTAGAACCTAGTTCAAACATATAAGAAGCTCCACCGCTTATTGGGCACATAAAAATAGAGTCATAATACTTTGAAAAATCTCCCTTAACAGAGAATTTTGGAAAATCAGAAGGAAGCTCTGATGCAGGAATCCCTTCAAGTTTAGTTAAGCTTATTTTTGGAACATCAGTATTATCATCTACACCTATTGAGTAATATCTGCCACTACTTCCCTTTACATAAGTTGTAATTCCAAGCTCTATGTTTTCTTGTCCAATTTTGAGTTTCGGAATACGAATTGCATCTTCTTTTTTTGTAGGAACATATTTTGCATTTACAATTCTTTCTGTATCAAGAGCGTTAAGCATTACTACCATAACTACAGAAACGGCTTTTGAGAAGTCTTGATCTTCTGATGCCTTGATTTGGAAAGTAGGCTTATAAGCAACATTCTTTACGTCTCCTAAGATGTTGTCATTCTTATCAAGAACCACAACTATTCCAGTGCCGAAATCATTACGAGTAAACCAATCCCCCTCTTTGCATGGAATATTATTAGAGTAACATCCAGTATCTCCAGTTTTTCTTCCAATAGCATTAAAAACTTTAGTAGCAAAATCAGAATCATACGTTCTAATCTTGTTCTTGTTAAAAAGATTTTCCAGACTATAATCTACAACTCCATCAAGTTTAGATAATACTATTTCTGAATCATCTATAGGCTTTGTATCTACATAGTTTTTAGTAGCATATTCTACTTTATTCCCTTTTTGATAGAATTGCTCTACTTCCATTCTGTTTTCATGGCGAATACCCTCTGAGTCTCTGTAGGCAAGTACTTTGTCTTCTGTATCGGTAACAATCTCTGTTCTTCCTTCTGGGTCTTCTAAAGTACTATTGGCTTCAGCCACATCTGAATCAATAAGAGACTTGCCTTGTTCTTTATCAACCTTAGCATCAATGGTTTCAGATTTCAAGTTATAAGAATAGTGAGTACCATCATTGTAAGTAGCAGACAGAACTCTATCCTCTGCGTCTTTCTCTACTGCAAGATACTCAGAATTCTCCTGCAAAGAGAATACATCAAGAAGTTTTTGTAAGGAAGAGAGAACTTGCTTCATGGCATTGACTTCATGGATTTCACCAATGATTTGTCCGTCTATTCTTATACCAAAAACTATCTTATCATTTGCATCAAGCCAAGCAGCAAAGTATTCCTCATTCTGAATGACATGATACATTTCATTGAGAGGATAATAAGGCTTGCCGGATTCTCTGTAGATACCAAAGAGAACCTTATCATCTGAATCCACTATAGCTTTAATGAACTCTTCGTTCTCGATTACTCTAAAGCACTCTTTTACTTCATCTTCAATGAGAGACTTGCCTTCCTCTTTGTCAACCTTGCCTTCTTGCAATGCAGTAATGCTTGATGATAATTCTTCTTTGGCAGTATTAATAGCTTCAAGAACATCTGTCTTATCCTTCTGGCATTGATTAACAATCTCCTGCAACTTGGCTCTGATAGGTGCAGGAATACCCTTGCCCCACTCAATGGAACCATCAAGCTGAATACAAAAAAGGATGTGTCCTTCTGCATCTACTATTGCCTTGATGAACTCTGGAGACTCAATCTCTCGGAATGGAAGAGCAAACTGGGAGACTGCTTTATCCTTTGAATCACCAAACTCTTGGGCAATATTTTCCTTGTCGAATTTCTTGTCAAGTTCTGTAGCGACCTCTGACTTTTCTGCCTTAGTACCAATAGCAGCATCTTGCTCTTGGTTCTTTGCAGCAAGTTCGTCTATTGCTCCTTGGGCGGTGATAGCAGTCATACCACTGGTTTCATTGCTATAAGATACAGCATTAGCAGTAGATGCTCCACCTGAGACGGTGATGTCTTTGATGGCATCCTCCAACTGATGTGTCTTTTCACCTATCTGCTGCAAGTTCTCTTGGTCTCCATTAAGAAACACTTGCTTGGCAGAGGCAACCTTACCCTTCTTGGTCTTGGATAGAAGCTCGTCTGTTAAATTTATACTCATATTTTATTATCATTAAACGGTTATGATATTGCTAAATTCCATGTAGATGATGTGAGAGGATTGGCTGTGCGGTATGCCTTGAAACTGCCTAGATTATTGGTGATAGTCTGAGGAGTAGCAAGGGTTACATCGAATCCAGCACTGGTTACACGGGTGATTGAGAAATAACTAGGTACTACTAGCCAGATGTAATCATTATCCTTGGTTGTTACCTCTGGATTGAATGATACTCCTGTTGTTGATACTTTGTTGAGCGTATTGAGGATTTCTGCGGTCATAGTGGCTGCTGGTTTTCCTCCAAAGTAGCAGAGATAGCGAGTCTGCGATGTGCTCTTGCCAGTTCTGCCTTCCTTGGTTACTGCATACTTGAAAATTTCTCTTGCTCCTTCGATTGGGGTGGATAGAGTTCCACCAGATAATGGAGTCTCTGAGAGATTTTTAGGAGCATTATCGTTAATCTGCTTGCTGATGGTTGAGGTATCTGGCACAAGGGGCTTATTGTCGCTTGTTACAGAATAACGAATTTCAGTCTGCATCGTACCTACATTCGGGGTGATGGTGAAGCCCAAGGTGATTGGATATACCGTATCATTCAGCTTGGCTAGACTCTCGTCAACGTTCTGAATCATTGTTAGCAGATTATCCGGCAATCCTGTTGCTGCTTCTAGAGATTTGCGAAGTTCTGGATCGAACTTATCAAGAGTCAAGGTGTTATCTGCCATCTTCTCGTTAGTCACAGACTGGTCATGAAGTTTGGGTGTATCAACTGCGGAATCAGCAAGCTTGCGATTGGTAACATTCTTATCCTTGATAGTTCGCTCGTCCACAGAAGAATCGTCAAGTTTGGAGTTAACGATGTTTTTTTCTGCTACCTTCTCAGATGTAACGCTAGAATCACCAAGTTTTTCGGTTGTTACGTTTCCGTCTTTAATTTTGGCAGCCACAACAGAACTATCCTCCAACTTTTCTGTAGTAACCGACTTGTCGTCTAACTTCTCGGTTGTAACATTCAGGTCGGCAATCTTTTCCGTAGTAACACCAGAATCTTGCAGCTTTCCTGTTGTTACATTTTGGTCTGCAATCTTCTGAGTAGTAACATTTCCGTCCGCAATCTTTGCTGTTGTTACAGAACCATCAGCCAGCTTTCGGGTGGTGATATTACCATCCTTCAACTTTTTTTCGGTGACAGACTGGTCGTTATAATCGTCAGTTTTCATCAATGGCACCATCGTACCGAGTTTTGGATCTTGTCTAAATGTAGGCATATTTAATTTCTTTTGGTTCTGATGAAGTGAATATCTGAATCTTTACGGTCTCTGGGATAACTCGCATACGAAGATAGAACTTATCTGCGTTCTTGTGGGCACGGATGGGGACGCGAGGTTTCTTTCCATCGCCTTTATCTTGCCGGATGATGAGTTTGCCCGGGTGTTTGAGCGTAATCATCAAGTAGATGTCACGATGCAGAGTAATCTCTGGTGATACCCATGCAAGTTCTTCCTCGTTATAATTCGTTGATACATACTCCATTTTGTACAGTTAATAATTAAAAGTTAATAATTAATAGTCTTCCTATCCTACTACTTTGTGCTAACGCCTAGCTGCTGCAAGGCTATCGTGTACATCTGATTTGCCTTGGTATCATCGTAGGCTGAGAGGAGGAGAAAGGCGAGATAGTAGATGAAGGCATTCGAAAGTTTATCGGGGATGGCTACATCGGTTGTATCTGATGTTATGCTCACATTCTTTGGAACGCCTACAAAGGAAATGACGGCTTCGTCTGGTATTGGCTGCAAGAGGATGCGGATAGGATTCTCTCGCATGATTGTTGCCAAAGGACGGTCTGCGGTTCCCTTTGCTGTATCATCGAACATCACAAGAGCCTCATCGTCGGTATCTTCTACTGGCGTGACTGCCTTGAACCAGCCTTTGCCACGAACTCGGGAGATATTGATAACCTCGGTATCGCTAGGCATCGTAATTGCTCCAATGTCTCTTGTATCGTCAAAGCTTTCTACCTTAATGGTTGAAGTAGTCGTTGCATCTACCTTCTTGGAGTCGGATAAGACAGGAGAAGATGCAGCAGTAATGGCTATCCAATGCAGGGCGTCGTTTATCTTCGACTTGATGATGTTGTCCATATACAAATCATCCTTCTCATCAGTGATTTCCGATGTATTGTTGGATTCCTCGTCTATGCACCAACGTACTGCCTTTATAATGTCTTCTACCTTCATTTACACCTTATTATGTATTATGGCTTGTGATTTGGGAAAACAAAGTTGTGTTTTGTTGCCCATTCCAAAGCACTTGCCAAAGTCTTGAACTGTCGGGAGCCCTCGCGCTTGTCTTCCTCGTTGACAAAAGCAATCAAGTCTTCATCAGAAACGACAGAAGCAACCTCAATAGGTTCCTTTTTATTTTCTTCGGAAGATTTCTCTTCCAGTTCTGCAGCCTTCTTTAACTTATCCTCCAGAGTTTCCTCTGAACGGATGAGTTTGACGAGACCCTGTTTGAAGAGATCGCTGCTTTCAAGCAAATTCTGAGCGTACTCATTCTTCAAGATTATTTCCGGCTTCTGCTTGGTAATCACATTACCACGCTCGAAGTTGTAGCGAACTGTTACGCCATTCTTGCCTTGAAGAATATGGCTTACAGAGTTTCTATTTGCATTATATCTATATACCTTAATCATATTTGCTAATTATTTATTTAGAACAACAGGTGACCGGCACGAAGCCAGCCACTTGTTATTGGTGTATTACACTAGGCTGCAATAAGCTGACCTGAGAAGAGTTCCCATTTACCGCCCTTGTAGATATAAACATTCTCCTTCTCGTACTTGGTTGTACCACTATCAGTATTTGGAGCCTCGTAATCGGCTGTCAAAGCGACGATCATACCATCATGAGGAGTCTCAGGCAACTTGCTCATGGAGATAATGTTGTTGATAACACCCGATGCACCAAGTGTAGAAATCTTATTCTCTGGACCAACAAGAATGCTGTTGTAGCCACGGAGAGCGACACAATCAGCCTCCCAGTGCATGTAACGCTTAGCCAAACGTGGATCGTAAGCATCCTTTGACAAGTCGTTGGTGCGCTCCTTGCTCTTCTCCTTGACGTAGTGACGAGCACCCTTGAAGTCAGCACCAATCATGCAGTCTTCCAAATCCATGTAGTCGAGCGTGCTATCCCAAGCGAAGTTGAGAGTACCATAGCTACACTTAAACTGGTTGAAGGTGATATCGAACTCCTTAACTGTAGAGAACATGACATCGCGACCCTTAGGAAGTTCAATCTTCATGAGTCGCTCGACAGCGTTCTTTCCACAGAAGAGATACATGGTATCAGACTCGGCGAAGTCGGTGAACATCAGCTTAGCGATAGCGATAAGGTCAGCGAAGGTATAGGTGTCGCCGATGCCATAAGAGTTGGTAAGCTGGTTGATGATACCCTCAGCAGAGTAAGCATACTCCTGAGCACCGTCCTTTGTCTCCATGAGGAACTTCAACTTAGTACCATAGAGGTAGCTGCGCTCCTGACGAAGCAAGAACTTGGTGAGAGCATCTTCCTTCATGTCGGCAACGGTATGAGGCGCCTTCTTCTTGATCTTCTCAAACTCCTCGGTGAAGATGATGGAGAATGCACGCTTCTGCAAGTAAACCTCTTCTGAGCGAGGCTGGTAGTTCTCAGGTGGAACGTTCATCTGGCTCTCGGAGAGGATGGTGGAAGCACAGAGGATGCGGCTGTTAGCTGGAATAGCTGGGCAGCCCATAGAGTCGAGGGTTTCACCAACAGTGCCCTCGGTCTCAGCCGGACCATTAAGAGCCTGCAAAGTAACCTCATCCTTCGTCTTCTCAACTACCAAGAGATTCAAGCGACCGCTAACCTTGGTCTTAGAGCCACGCTCGTAACCGGCAACAGAAGGAACGATAACTGTACTACCCTTGTAGAGAGGAAGCAGAGAACCCGAGAAGTTAGCCTTTGTAAGCTTGATCGTGCCACCAGCTGCGGCAGCTTCAATCTGCTTAGTAACAACACCATCGAGGGTATCACCACCGACACGTGCATGCTTCTTCTCGTAGCCGTTACAAGGCACGCTCTTGGTAATCTTACGGATAATCTGGAGCAAAGGAGTACGGAATGGGCGATATTTCTCTACCTCACTATCCCAATCCTCCTCGGCAAGACCACCCTTGCGAATCTGGGTTGCAGAAGCCTGTGTGCCGGTCAAGTCCTGACCTTCTACCTTACCGCCTGGAGCCAACCGGTCTGACTTATCAGGATCAACAGGCTCAGTTGCCGCATCAGCCTTGGTTGAAGGTTCGTGACCCTCATCGCCAATCTGAGTAGTTGGCTCTGCGGTATCAGCCATAGCAAGAACGCCGCCGCCAGTAACCACGGCAAGAAGCATCAGAATCATCTTCATGATGAACTGACCGCTCATAAAATTCTTAAAACAATCTTTCTTCATTTTATACATATATTTATTGATTAATATTAATAAGTGAGACCTTCGAAGAATCCGCTCTTCGGCTCATCCTTCTTTTTGATAGGCTTGTTTCCTGCACCCGAACTAGAAAGTGAAGGAGGAATACCCTCGTTTGCGGAAGAGCGAACCTTATTCTGAATCTTCTCGTTTCGGGCTTGCATAGCCGCCTCGTCTCGGGCAGAAGAAATATCAGAATCGTAGTTGTTGGCATTGTGGAGCATCTTCCAAATATCATCTGAAATATCACCACTCTCTACCTTGTCGTGAATCTCGTAAATCTGGGACCACATATCCTGTGCATCATCGGGATAGAGCTTCATCAGGCGTTCAAGCGACTTGCGCATGTTGGAAGTAACCTTCTCGGTAGCCTCGTTCTGTTCAGCCACGTCCTCATTGTGCTTGGCGAGAATCTCAGCGAGTTTCTTGCCGCCTTCAGGATCATCAAGCAACGTCTTTACATCAATACCCAAGCGAGCCATCGCATCAAACGGATTGTCGTCCGGATTTTTCTCCATATCCATCGCCAGAGCAGCGAGCCACTTGTGCTTATCGAATACTTTAGATAATGCCTTACCGCTCTGTTCGTACTGTCCGAGCAAATCAGCATCATCATTCATTGCCGCATAACGAGCTTCCTTGTCTTCGAAGTCGATGTTAGAATGGCGATTAGAGAAGCGCTTGGAGAAAGCTGTACGATTAGGGCGCTCATCTACAGACGTTTCATCTGCAGTAGCCTCAGCAGGTGGAGCCTGTTGTGCTCCACCTTCCTCATTCATCTGTGCTAATTCTTCTTTTGTCATATCTCTATACTGTTTGAAACTTTTCGGCAAAAATGCAAATAATTTGAAGAAGTTTTGCCGTGCTCCAACCTTGCGCTTGGTGGTTGGTTGGAACACGGCAAAGAAAGCCATGTTTTTGCCTATTTTTGCGCCTATAATTAATAATGTATAAGAAAATGGTAAAGGCAAGAATACTGACACTTAGCAAAGTGATGCCTCAACATAACAAGTATGACTCTGTTAAGGCTCGCAAGCGAAGACAAGAACACGGCAAGGACGAGGAGTTACTCAGCCGATGCAGAAATGCTTGGAATAACCTGAGCGGTGTGCGAGAAACGAGGGCGAGAACGATGCGCTACTGTATGGGCGACCAATGGAGCGACACCATTAGAGTGTACCATCATGGCTACTGGGAGGAAATGACGGAGCGCACCTATATGGAGAAGCGCAACCAGACACCTATGAGCAACAACATCATGGTGAGCATACTGGAATCTATTGCCGGTCTTTATGCCAAGCAGGGTACAGAACCGGTCTGCTTTGCAAGAGACAGCGACTCCCGACAATTGAGCGACATGATGAGTGCCACGATGCAATGCAACTGGCAGACAACGTACATGCAAGATGTGCTGAACCACGCTATTAAGGACTATCTTATGGGCGGTCAGATGTTTGTCAGAGAGAGTTGGGAGGCGAAGGAACTTGAAATGCCCGACTCATGGACAGACGCGATGGAACCCGACCACATGTTTTTTGAATGCGGCAGCGACCCACGACACAATGACGTGAGTCTTATCGGTGTTCTGCATGACGTGAGTCGAGAAGACTTGTATCAGAAGTTTGCCAAACAGGAATATGGGCTTACAGAAGAAGATCTGAACGCCATCTTTGATATTTATCCTTCGGACGATAACAGCTATGGCTATGAGTTTAACGAAGAAAAGGCGTTGGATAATCTCTCTTTCGACCATACCAACAAGGGAAGACATTACTCTAGAGTGATTGAGGTGTGGACCACGGAAACCAAACCAATGCTGCAATGCTTTGACCCTATTGCTCAAAATGTAAATGATGCTTATTTTAGGGTAGATCGTAATGATACGGCTATGATACAAAAGCTGATAGATTTAAACAATAGGCGTAAAGAGCAGTATGACGAGGCTGGTGTGCCGGAGGAAGATAGGGCGTATATCACCAGCAAAGATACTTCCAGTAAGTACTGGTATTATACCTATATGGCGCCAGACGGAACTATCCTCTGCCAGGGCGAAACACCATACGACTATAAGAGCCATCCTTTCACTATGAAACTCTATCCGTATATCAACGGAGAGATTCATCCATTCCTTGCCAACATCATAGACCAGCAGAGATACATCAACCGACTGATTGTGATGAACGACATGGCCATCAGAAGCAGTTTCAAGGGATTCAAGATGATTCCTACAAATGTGCTTAATGGCAGAACGCCAGAGCAGTTTATGGAAGAGGCAGTAGAGTATGACGGATGGATATTCTACAAGCCATCGGTAAAGACACCGAATGTGAAGCCAGAAATTATCACATCGAATGCCGTGAACATCGGTACGAATGAACTCTTGCAGATAGAGCTAAACCTGATTAGAGAGGTTACCAACGTGAGCGGAGCTTTGCAGGGCAAGACTCCATCGGCAGGAACATCGGCAGCCAGATATGCACAGGAAAGCCAGAATGCAACCACGTCTCTGTATACCATCCTTGCCGACATGGACGTGTTTACGGAGAAACTGGCAACCAAGAAGTGTATGACTATCCAGCAGTACTACGAAGACGGAAGAAGGGTTTACGACCGGAACTTCAATACGGTTTACAAGTACGACCGCCTTTCGGCAAGAGATATTCACTTCAAGATCAGCATCAAGAATGCAGCAGCTACGGCAGCCTTCAACACGATGCAAAACGATACGCTTGACAAGCTTCTTGAAATGGGCGGTATCAACATCATCCAGTATCTGCAGAACCTCAACGCACCATTTGCAGACAAGTTGCTTGCCAGCGTACAGGAGCAGCAGGCTCAACTTGAACAGATGTATCAGCAGCAACAGGCAATGGCTATGCAGCAAGGCGGCGGTCAGGTAGAAAACGGAATTGTGCAGGGTGCAGACCAGAATGCGGTAGCACAGGCACAGAGTGCATTAGGATATAACAGAGCAGCATAAGGTATGGCAGAAGAAACAAAATTAGTGACAATCAGCATGGAGTCCATCGAAGGTGATGTGACGAAGCAGGTTTCAGTAATCGCAAAGAGGCTGAAAGACAAGGATGGTGTTTCTCTATTTGGAAGCACGACCCTATCATCTGTAGAGAAAATGGTGATAAGGCAATACATCGAATCAGCGGTTCGAAGTTTTGCAGGAGAAATGGCACCAGTAGTAAAAACCTATCTGGACTCTTCACTTCCTGCATCAGTAACTTTCAATGTAACCCGACTGAACGAAGGCCACAAGAATGCTTTCGAAAGTTGCTTTATGGGATATGTAAGGGCGTACACAGCCTACATGGTGCTAACTTTGAGCAGTACAGAGCAAGCAAAAGTGTACTCAGAAGAAATGAATATGCACTTGAAGGCAGCAATACAGCTTGTATTCGACAAGATGCCACCTCCTACATCAGTAAAGACATTGAAAGACATGACTGGTTCCATAGAGAACGAGCCACAGTTAGAAACCATTAAACAAGGATAAGCTATGATTATAAAATTTCAAATTATCAAATCGGTAGTGATTGAGGCAGTAAAGTCGACAACCTACCTGAAAGCAAAGATAGACAGTTCTACTGACGAAAGAAACATCAAGACTGGTTTTCAAGAGGCAGCAGGTGACGATGAGGTACATGAAAGAACGCTAACGCACGACTTTCAGACTGCCTTAGAAATGACAAAGACCATTCTTGCAGAATATATCGTTCCTACTGCGCAAACAGTAGGAGATAACATCATCTACTACAACGACAAAGATGATGATATAGTAGAATTTGTTCTGAACGCCTCACGAAGATGCAACGGAACTCTGACCGATACTCTGGCACGACTGGTGGCAAAGTACGTTGAGGACTACATGATTTATCAGTGGTGGTTAAAGACTACCAATCTGAAACAGGCAGAGCCATATCAAGCTACACTTGCACTAGACGAGCAGAGCATCAGAAGATGTTTCGTTTTGAGTGGTCCGGCAGTTCCTACTGTTCCATACACCCAGCATCTTACCGCCAAGGTGGACGGAAGCGAAGAGGACGGAGCAGTAACCATTCGTATTGATGATATGGAAGTTACCCTATCCTACTCTATTGACGATGGAACCATTGATGATATTGAGGCAAGAAGCAGCGACCCTAGTATACTGGAAGTACACAGAAGCAAGGAGCCACATGCTTTCTGGCTGAAGCCTATCAATACAGGTGTGGCAATCATCACTCTATTCTCCAGACACAGCGACAAACTGGAAGTGGAAGTAGAAGCAACCGTAGCAAAGGAGGTATAAGATGGATTTTAACAAATTACACCCAACACATTTTATCCGAGAGATAGGATGGAAGCCCGAGCCAAATCCTTTCTTGCCGAAGCCACGAAGAGCAGGGCACGGCTACACGGATAAGCACATCTTTATCTATGCCACACAACTCTGGTATGATATAGATGCAAATACCAACATGGTAGGACGAGCAAGACGGAACATGAAGGATGCGCAAGGTGAAGATATTCCGACAAGCGAGAACGATCAGGAACGTCCGCTCTTTTACCGTTGGTTTGACAAGTATATTAATAAGGTGGAAGCGAATCTGTCTGCCTATGTAATGAAACCAGAAGGAAGGGTTAGAGATAATGCCCTGAGAGAATGGGATGAGAAGGAGATATGGCTGAAATTTCCCGACTACTGGGATGATACCAAATATGATGCACTCGTCAAGCTGATACACGACTATATCGTGACCGGTGCGCTATACGAATACTTTATGCGCACATTGACGAGCAAGGACCCTCTGACAATAGACCAGATGGACCAACTGAACGAACTGGAGATAGACATCATAGACTGCGCCAACTCTACCAAGCCGGGCAGCATGATTCACACGTTGAAACCCTTCGGATAATAAAAAAGCGAGCGTATGGAAGATTTTGAAATGGATGGATTTAAGTCTGTAAGGGAGATACAGAAAGAGAAGAAGGAGAAGGTAAAGAAACTTCTCCCTGCAAGAAAGAGTGCCCAAAAGGAATATATACGTGACTGGCTGGCAAGGAGCCAAGAGCAGTTTGAGGATTGTATGAACCAACTGGCAGAGTATGATCCTAAGACATACGTCACCATCTACAAAGACCTTACCAAGCACATGATACCAAAGCAGACAGAGGTAAGCGTTACCCACGGTATAGATGCAGACTTCAAGCAGCTTATGGCACTCGGTATGACTACCGTAGAGGACGAAGACGAGGCAGACGTATTGGACATAAGCAAAGCACCCGAGATACAGGATGCAGATTTTGAAGAACTAAACGATTTGACGGATGGCTCTAGTAACTGAACAGGAAATAGATAATCTCGTAGCGGAAAATCAGGAGCGATACGATGAGATTTATGGTACCTACGACCCTATGACGGGCGAAGGTTGCTATAACTTTGATCATCGTGTGAAGATAGAGCTATCCGATTTCTTCATTCCTAAGATGTGGGTTCCGAAGAAGACTGCCAAATCTGTTCTGTTCAGAGGTCTGAGAAAGATGGGCAGTCTGAAAGACTACATCAACTATGTGTTGCACCAGAAGGATGATGCCCAGCATTTTCAGATGCTTACCTTTGCCATCTGTAGGGTGAGGTTCATGGAAGACCCCGAGTTTGCCCTATACGTGACCGATAAGATTGAGGATAAGAAGACCGGTAAGATGATTCCTTTCAAGCTGAACTATCCTCAAAGAAAGCTACTGAAGATTATGGAAGACCTGCGGAATGCCCACAAACCGGTGTTCGTGGTTATTCTGAAGGCACGTCAGTGGGGCGGCTCTACTCTATCACAGCTTTACATCAAATGGATTCAGGACTACAGGCGCGATGGTTGGAATGCTATTGTGCTTGCCCAACAGAAGAATACCGCCAAGAAGATTAAGGCGATGTACCGAAAAGCTTTGGAGCGGCAGCCGGGGTGGACCGTGGGGCATCAGGGCGCAAAACTTCAGTTCTCGCCATACGAAAATTCTCCTGACGATTTCCAGGTAACGGATGGTGTGAAGGCAATCAGACGAAGTACACTAACCGTTGCCTCCTTCGAGAACTTCGATTCGGTGCGTGGTAGTAACTTCCACTGCGCCCACTATTCGGAGGTGGCCTATTGGAAGAAGACACCAGAGCATGATCCTGAGGGTGTGATTTCTTCTATATCCGGTGGTATCGACCCATTGGAAGACAACGTGGAGATATTCGAGAGTACCGGTAGAGGTAACTCTGGTTTCTTCTACGACAAGTGCCAGTTGGCAATGGACCCAAAGAATAATGATGCTTATTCGTTCCTCTTTATTCCTTGTTTCTTCATCGAAAAGGATATGACTCCTGTAGAGAACAGAAGAGCATTTGCCAAGTGGCTTTTGCAAAACAGAGACCGAAGCACCTGTCCGAAGGGTTATCGTGAGACAGGAAAGTTCTTCTGGCGAATGTGGCAGAAGGGTGCTTGCTTTGAGGCGATAGAATGGTACAGAAACTACAGAAACAAGTTTACCACCCATGCGGCATGTGCTACCGAGGCTCCTATTGATGAGGAAGATGCGTTCAGAAACTCAGGTAGACTGGTATTCAATCCTTATTCTATAGACGACATGCAGGCTATGTATAAGCAAGACCCTAAGTTTACTGCCGACATCGTGGTGAACATCAGCGTGAAGGATGATAACACCATTCCGAACTCGAAGGTGAAGCTGAGAGACGATGGCGAGGGAGACTTGAAGATTTGGGCTGTGCCAAACTGTCTGCAAGTGGAGAACAGATATTTGGTGAGCGTGGATATTGGTGGTAAGAGTACGACATCGGACTATACCGTTATGACCGTGATAGACCGATTCGGCATGATTCCTACCGTAAAGGGCAAGCCAAAGGTGGTAGCGAGATACAGAGGACATGTAAGACATGATAAGCTGGCATGGATGGCTGCTGCCCTAGCCCATTATTATGATGATGCGCTGCTGGTGATAGAGAGTAATACGGCCGACCGAGAGAAGAATAATAACACGGAGGGTGATCACTTTCTGACTATTCTGCAGGAGATTGCCGACTACTACGATAATCTGTATCAGAGAACGAGCAGTTCGGAGAATGTGGAAGACAACGTACTGGCGAAGTATGGTTTCCAAACCAACAAACTTACGAAGCAACAGGTGATTGATAACTTGGAAGAGTTTATTGATGATAATCTGTATGAGGAGCCAGACAAGGAAATGTATCATGAGCTGCGCATCTATGAGCGACATGATGATGGCAGCTTGGGTAACATCGTGGGTAACGGAAACCATGATGATGTGGTAATGAGTACCGGCATCGGTCTCTTTGTGAGTCTTACGGACATGGAGAAGCCTAGCTGGAAGAAAGCGGAAAGAAGAAGCCGTGGTGGCGATGGTGTTCATACGGCGGCGAAAATCTAGGGGGAATGTTGAGTGTTGAATGTTGAGTGTTGAATTAATAGTGTTAAATTATTATGGAAAGAAACTTAGAAAGACAAACTTTGAGCTTTAGCAAGGGCATGACGAATGTGCCTAGCGACTTGCTTTCAGATGATTCTGAACTGCTGGAGAGTGACGGATTTATCTTTAAGGATGGGGAAATGAAGGCGGTACAGAAGGGGGTGGAAATCGGCAACGTTCCTTATAAGATAATGTACGTTCACAAGATGGCAGACTATGAAAATATCATTGCTTATGATGGGACGGCGAATATATACTGGTATACAAAAGATACCAGTGGGAACATCGCAAGCCCTGCTGATGGGGTAACGAAAAGTTTCAATGTAGGAACGGTTTATGATGTAAAAAGTATTGGTAATACTTTGGTTTGCGCCACTAGCGAAGGACTTCACTATTTACTTTTCAAAGGAAACAAATATAAAGATTTGGGTAAAGATCTGCCTCGTTTAGAATATGATTTTACTTTTGAGCGACCGACGGGCAACTATACCCAGGAAGAAAGCGGAAGAACATTATGTAATGCCGAGAATGCTATCGAGACAAAACAAGGAGAAAGCTATTTTAATCCATTAAACCATACGTTCATTCAGGCAGGAGGCGTAAAACCCGATGGCAGCGAAACCAAATCATATACAATGTTTAGCATTAAGGTATCATCAGATTCAAAATATGAGAATGAGTTTCAAGAAACCATTCAAGGGCATGTAGCGCAAGCAATAAACTGGGCAAAGAGCAAGAATATGTTTGCTTTTTCTTTCTTTCTAAGATGCGCTTTCCGCATGTTTGATGGTTCATACTGCAGAATAACTACGCCTATAGTATGCTATCCAACAGTAAATAAAAACTGTATGTTCAGTTCTGCTGTTTTTGATAGTACACACAACACCTATATGGATTTACATCAGATTGGGGGTGCAGGAAGTATGTTCTACTTTATAGAATACAGGGAGCTGCTATTCAGATTTGAATCAATATCTAACGACTGGAGCGACATCATCAAAGAGATAGTTGTTTTTGCGTCAGATCAAGTAGTGCCATTCTATATAGATAAAGGTTGGCATTTTGAAAGTCCGAATGGCTTGCATAAGAAATATGCTTATGCTAATTTTGGGTATAAAACTTACGAAGAAAAGCTCTTGAATTATGACGTGGATGGCTCGACAAGCACAGATACAACTAAAGAACCATATACCAGAGCGGTACATGACGAACTTTTACCAAAATACAAGAGTGATGATCAGATTATATCCGAATTACTCTCGAAAACAGTTTTTTACAAATTATTCACAGTTCCAATAAGTGGCAGTCATATTGGTGGTAGCAATTATCATTACACCGTTACCGGCAAGGGTGGAGAACCGGCATTTATTAGTGATGGGACATTGGAGAACCTTCTGGAGCAGGAGCAACTGAATGTGGATGATTACTACGGATGGGCTTCTTTGAGTGCCGAATCCATTTACAATTACAATGGCAGACTGAATCTTATTGGAACAAAACGAACTCCTTTTGCAGGTTTCGCCAAATTTGTAGGAAAAGACAGGTTTGAGGATGACGCATTTTTGATGTATACGCACATCGTTTCAGATAAATGTGATACATGGATTGAAAGAAGTGTTACTGCCGATGAAGATTTTCTGCAAGGATGGCTGTTTTATCCAGACCCGAATGCTACGGAGGTTATTTTTTACTCTGCAGGGAAATATATCAGAATTAATCTAAAGGCACATCCTAGATTAAATGGTGCTTATACGTTTCCTGTACTTCCACCAAATAAGCCAAAGAAGTTTACAGAAATCAGTGAAAGCGAATTGCTAAAGATTGTAACAAGCGTAAATGATAAAGAAAATTTGAACTCTCAGATTTTCACTTCTGTAGTCAACAATCCATTTGTATTTGAGGCATCGGGAGATAATACAGTTGGAACCGGAAAGATACTCGGAATTATTGCCAACACAGAGGCGGTAAGCCAAGGTCAGTTCGGTCAATACCCATTGATGGTATTTACGGACGAAGGTATCTACGGCTTGTCGGTTAACTCGGAAGGACTCTATAGCAGAGCCTATCCAATATCAAGAGAGGTATGTAATGAGGATTCGCCACTGGTGCCGACGGACAGGCTTGTGTTCTTTGCTTCAAAGAAAGGACTGATGGCGGCAAGCGGTGGAAGTGTAGCCTGCATGAGCGAACAGATGAGGGGAAGAGCGCCGAGGAACTTTGCAACCTTCGGGGAAGGCAAGTTTCTGGATTTTCTGAAAGACTGCTTTATTGCTTACGATTACAGAGACTCCATATTGAGAATATTCAGCAAGGGAAAATCATACCAATACATATATAATATGGTGGATAAGACCTTCTCAATGGTGAATAGCGGCATAGAGGCACAGGCGGTAGTGAATGATTATCCGGATAATCTGATACAAGATACTAACGGAAACGTCTACTCACTCACGGCAAAGCCGGACATCAACGAAGATACAGAAAGCTATAGCGGCTCATTTACTACCAGACCTTTGAAGCTGGGCGGCAGCATGACATTGAAATCGCTGAGAGCGGTGAAGCATCTGTTTGATTCGGACGAAGGTACGATTGGGCTGGAGATATACGGAAGCAACGACTGCAAGCACTGGTGCAAGCTGCCAAGCGTCGGCGGCAAGCCTTGGAAGTACTTTACTTTCAAGTATACGCTGCAGAACTTCAAGGCTGCTGATTCCTTTGCTGGCAGTATAGTAGAGGTACAAAGCAGACGAGAAGATAAAATGAGATAATTCTTTCATACGCGCTAATTTATGATAACATGAAAAAGGCGGCTGCTCATCACGAGTGGTCGCCTTTAAAATTAGTTATAAAAAACATTTTTTAAAAAGATGAATCTCTTTATATGTGTGTTATCTGATTTTGATATTATTTACGCAATACGCTACGATGTAGCCTAGGATAAAGCACCAAAAATGCAGAAGTCCGTTGACATTCGGCACGGCCATGGTGCAAATAATGAACGGCATCGCTTTCTTTAATGCCTCTTTCCATCTTCCTGTCCTACCCCACATCAAACCAAAGGAAGAGAAGAGAAAACCGGAAAGCCCCATTGTAGGCTGACTAACATACATGGGCAGCAGACTAGCGACAGAGGCAACAGCCAGAGAAGTGACTGGTTTCATATCGTTCTTTATCTGCCAAAGCACCAGAAGGTTTACGGCAAGATGAAAGCCGTTGACATGGAAGAAGCTATACAGGATATGATTCTGCCAAGGGCAACCGGGATAGAAACCGACATGCCAAGTACACAGAACGAGGCAGATGATGCTAAGCACCAGCTTTGTTCGAAAGTTTCTTCTTACGAAGGTCCATTTCTCTGTAATTTTTTCCATACTTCTTATAGTAAGCGAAAATGAATTTGAGATTACTTGGCTGGATAAAAAACTCGGGAGCAGGCTCAGATACCAAGAACTGGCAGATAAACCATAAAGATTTGCCCACGAACTCCTTTCGCTGCGTCATTTCGTTCATTCTATTGAACAGCGTATAGTACAACTTCTGCCGAATCGGCTTCATACTATCCACCTTAGAGAAGTCACCAACTGCCATTCTGCGGAGTATATCCCAAGCTCTTTTGGGAGAAACATAGTATCTCGGAGCAGGAGAATAAACCACCTTTTCCCAAGCCTCCTGTTGAGAATGGCAATTAGGAGCTATCTCCCGATACGCCTTCATCAGATCATCCCTCTGTCTGTCAATCAATTCGTAATTTGCTCTTGCCATATAAATGCTGCATTAAGATGTTGCAAATATACATATTATTTAGAATACGACCAAATAAGCGCATAAAGATTTAAATAAGTTTAATATTAGACTGGTTTTCATGGTGTTGCGAAAGAAAAAGCTTAATTTTGCAACAAAATGAGATGCAAATCTCAGAAAAAGTTAGCAAAAAGTAAAACTAAATCATAAAATCGTAACAAAATGAGAATAAAACAGGAATCGCCTCTCTCGAAAGAGGAGGAAGCCTTAGTAATGGAAGGCTTATTGAGTAGGAAGATTTGGAGGTTCTATGAACTTCTAGCAAAGTGGGCACCCATACCATTGATGTTAGGTCACTGGTACGGCGTATGGGACTATGGGCACTATCCCTAGACCAACAGTTATAGATACCGATTTGAACGGGAACTGCATCATCTGGATTTATGTACTGGCATACATTTATATGCCACTGACCATGATACCGGTAAGTTTCTTCTTCAGATACTGCTGGATATTCCGCATTCCGTTCTTCTATTTTTTCGGTATCAACGCTATCAGACTATACTATCGGCACTGGCTCATCACTCCCGAGCAGTTGGAGATGCACCATGTGTTTATCATATTCACTTTAATGCTTTACGCTTATGGATTTATCAAAATCGCTCTATCGAATAGCAGAATCTGCCTTTGGGATGCTAAGAAACGATGAGTGTGGGTTTACAGAGGAAGAAGAGAGGATTGTGCAGAGGAATCTTCTTTACTGGATGGAAAGGAAACATCACTTTGACGAGCAACTGGGCAGAGCCTGCATCGCCAACATTTATTATTTTGATGATGATGTTCACAAGAAGTATGCGCCTTACTTCGGGCTTGATGAGTTGAAGGATGATTATGACCGGCTATCTTGGAACATACCGGACTACAACTTCTGGGATTTTGCGGCAACGATGAATAAGATGTATGCTGACCATATAGACGTGGTGGGCAAATGGTCGAAAAACAAAGATACCACAAGAAAAAGAATCTCGGAACTGGCTATCAGTTTTCTCTGTGACGAATCGACAAACCACCCTACAGATAAAATCTGGTGGTACATGAACAGCTAAGTTGGAACACGGCAAAAGCTATTAAAAAGCCTTTTATCTTTGTAGCCATTAATCATAAATAATGATATATGGCAGAGATAGTACATACATTTTTACAAGAGCACCTGTATAGATCGGCATTGGTTATTGCCATCTGCATGGGTGCTCTTATCATTTCTATGGGCGTGGACCTGTTCTTCGGCATCAAAAAAGCGAAGGAGAACGGGCTAGCTACGACAAGTACAGGATTTAAGAAGACTTGCGACAAGGCGAGGAAATACTTCTCTCCCTTCATGGTGACAGTCTGCATAGACATGATAGCCTGTATGGTTCTCCCCTTCCCTGTCTTCTCTATGATATGGGCAGGATATTGCGTGTTCTGTGAATTTGTAAGCGTAAGAGAGAAGAGCTGGCAGAAGGCTGAGATACGGAAGCAGGAGAAGACGGTAAGCATTCTTCTGGAGAACAAAGAAGACTTGGCTAGGGCTTTTGCTGAGATTATGAAGGAGCAGGGAAAGGAGGAGAAGAAATGAGACTGATTAAGAGAATTTTTGTTCATTGTACTGCATCTTCTCAGAAATGGGGCGTGAAGGAACTTTGGGAAGAGTTTAAGCGCAAAGGCTGGAATAACCCCGGCTACCATTACGTGATTACTGCTGATGGCGGGATTCACCAGATGCTGCCGGTAGAAATGGTTAGCAACGGTGTGAAGGGATATAATGCTACGGCTATCAATGTGGCTTATGTTGGCGGCATCAACAAGAAGGGAAAGGCGGTAGACAACAGAACGGAAGAGCAGAAGAAATCGCTTGTCACTCTGCTCACTCAGTTGAAGAAGAAATATCCGGATGCCGAAATTTTGGGGCACAGAGATATTTCGCCCGACAAGAACCATAATGGCGTGGTGGATCCTTGGGAGAGAATCAAGGAGTGCCCTTGTTTTGACGCTAAAGTTGAATACAAAGAGATATAGCTTATGAAATGGTATAACATAAGGTTTTGGAAATGGGCTTGCATCGGGCTTGTGATTGGGGTTATCCTATTGACGTTTGCAGGATGCAAGACGAAGGAGTATATCAAGGTTCCTTCTGTAAGAACAGAATACGTATGCAGAACTGATACTTTTGCTAAGCTGGATAGTATCTATATGAAGGATTCTGTGTATGTTTTTCAGAAAGGTGATACGGTTTTCCATAATAAGGTGGTTTATCGGGACCGGTATCATAATATCTATAAGGTGAAGACGGACACGATCATCAAGAGGGATTCTGTTGCCGTGCCTTATCCTATAGAGCGACAACTGACGAAGAACGAGCAAAGGCTGATGTCGCTGGTCAGATGCTATATTGCCTTTCTGTTCATACTGGCGGTTTGCACGATTGGGTTTACTCTCTGGTACAGAAACAAAAAATGCTAGCTTATGGCGAAGATTAGCGAAGAACTGCAGATGATTGATTCGCTCCTGATGGAATTTCATGAGCGGATTCAGAGCGGAAGATGCTTAACTAACAAACAGCAAAATGCTTTCATGTTAGATTTTCTGCACCGCATCGCCAACAAGGACGAGCCTATCAGCAAAGCTGAGGCATGCGGCTACGTTCATGTTTCCAGGGCTACCTTTGACCGCCTTGTGAAAGAAGGCAGGCTGCCAAAGGGTAAAAAGCGGAAAGGATGGACCGAGCTAGTTTGGTACGAAAAGGATTTAGATAAATATGTAGATAGATTGGTATAGATTTTACTTTTTTTCAGTATTAATTAGTTGTATTAATTTGGTTTTAAGTAGATTGTTTCATTACAAAAAGAAATCCCCACTCGGCTGTGATAGCTGGGTGGGGATTGTGGGTTATTTATTTCATGAATGCCATCCAAATAGTTTGGTTCTTGATGGTGGTACGGTGTCCGAATATCGGTTTGAAATCGGTGATAGCCTTTAGTACATCACTAACATTTATCTGCTGTTCGTTCCACTTAAAAATGAGTGTTCCGTTTATTTTCAGCACCCTCATGCCCTCATGGATAGAATCGTTGATGAATGCTTGCCAATTTTCGGGCAGTTTGCCATATTTCTTGCATAACCAAGAGTTCTGTCCTACTTTAAGCAGATGAGGAGGGTCGAAAACTACCATATTGAATGTTTCATCTTCGAATGGCAAATTAGTACAATCGGCTATCATATCGGGCTGTACGTCTAATTTGCGTCCATCACATAATGTGTCGTGATATTCTCTTATGTCGGTAAAAAGAACCTGTGGGTCTTGCTTGTTGAAATAAAACATACGAGATCCGCAACACATATCTAATATTCTTTGTTTCATACGCTACTTTCTGTTAGTTTAATTGCCTTTATAAGCCGGTGATCTCCTGCTATTTTCCCGGAATCTTTCTTACCATGATAATAACCAAATCTATAAGCCCAATATCGGGTTTTATAGATTTCCTTCATTATCTTCTTTGCCAATCTAATCTTCATACGCTATAATTGCTTTAATTTATTGAATATCTTAGCAAAGCGGTGCATATAATCAAAGTTTACGTTTTCACCATGCTCACTCACCATTCTATTATACAGCCAACGTAGATGCTCCGCATCCTCGTGGAACTCTTTAATATCTTGTTCGTCTAAGACTATTTGTTTCTTCATACGCTACTTCTTTTTATCTAACCATTCCATTACGCTACTATAGGCATTATCTTTGTAACCTCTCATAAAATACTCTAAATTGCCTCTATCTTTGAGATAATCAGACAAATCACCTCTCCAATAACCATACAGATTATCGAGTAAAACACTTGACATTTCATTGATGCTACGCTTGATGAGCTTCTGTTGCTCGACATTCTTGTTGTAGTGAAAGAGTGAATACGATGTTCTTTTGAGCCATTTCCACCACTTTGATGTGAACTTCTTTACTTCTATCTTTTCGGGAAGTTCCTCTCTTTTCGTGTGCATATCAATGAGCTTGTTATACTCTTCTATGCTAATTGTTATTTGTCTTTCCATACGCTATTTCTTTTTATCGAATTTATTACCAACTCTTTCTATCTTACCAGTTTTCAGAACATGTGGAAGCAAATAAAGAGGTTCATTCTCGCTGGCTGCCACAAAAGCATAGTCCTCTTCTGCCCAAAACACTTCGGCTGTAGGCTTATACCCTACGAAATGTATTAGGTCGTGCTCCCAAATTTCATTGCCTTCGCAGTCTTTCAGTCCTGTGAACTGACAGACAGTAGCAGGGTCAACAGAAAAAGCCCCGCCACCTTCTATGGGAACTATGATAGCACCATTCTCGTAGGAATGCAGCAAATCTCCGATTGCCCATCCTCTACCGTCAAGACGTTTAGCCTTGAACTTGATATTTTCTATTTTCATAACTATTAAATATTATCCAACTTTTCAACTATCCACATAAACCCCAAAATAGAAGGAATGTTTAGTATCTCGTATTCTAAAGTGAATGGCTTAAATCCGCATAGACATAATGTAAATCCAAACCATATAATCAACGTGAAAGCCGCCATCCACTTTTTAATTTTATTCCAAACTTTCATAAGCTATAATTCTTCTTTTCCATTTCAACACGCATCAGAAAATTGTCAGCAAAGTTTTCAAAATCAAACTTGCCATCTATTGTTCCATGAAAGCGATACTTAGTGAAGCACTTCTTGCACTCACAGACCATCATGTAGCCGTAAGGAGTATCACACCATCCGATAATATTTCTAGCGTGGTAACTACAGCTTTTATTATCACACTCCTCATTAGGACAATTAAGTCCCTCACTATACTCTATAGACTCCCAATTACTAATCTTCATCGGGAGCATTTCTTCCATTATACTTTTATCTGCCATAACTATTCCTCCACTTTTACACCGAAAGGAATACCATCAGCAAAGGTGCGATTTTCAAACACTTCATTAAAATTACATGTACCCTCATCATAAACTTCGACAAAACCTCTTGAATCTACATTTTCAATTACGAATTTACTACCATTTCTGTCTTTTACCCACCCAAACGTCTGATGCTTTTGCATTTCTTGCCAGCACTCTTCTGCGTCCTTGAATGGGCGGTATTTTGGCTCTGGCTTAACACGGTACTCTGTATTATTCCAAAACTCAATCTCTTTCGTTTCCGTCCAATCATTCGGAACATCTGTACCTTTTACGGCACTTGGTTTTGTCCTACACTCAATCATCTTTCCTTCTGCAAATGCTTGCAAGATAGGATAAAATTCTTTAGCTTTATTCTGTCCATAACTAAAATTCCTTTCCTTCTTCAATTCTTTTTATTAGATTTTTTAATATGGCTTCAATATGGTCTTTTTCAAGACTTTCAGGTTGTTTGAGAAGCCAATTTAAATCTCCTTGTAGTATCTTTTTATAAGCCTCTGGTGATATTAGTACACTCATTTTCCTTCCTCCAACTCTTTAAGTGCATCCTCAATATTACCCATTGCCTTCCAAAGAAGGATGTGCTGAGTAGCACCACATTTATTGTACTCGTCAAGCTGATTGTATGCTTGACTTAATAATTCCTTAATTTTACTCAGCATATCCTCCTTTTTTCAGTTTCTTTCTATATGCTTTAGTTGCGCAATACTTATATTGCCATATCGTTTATACATACCTTGGAGATATACAATATAGCCAGCTAATGTTATTTTATTTGCATCCATATTCTCTTCTTTTTACCCTCTCCCTTTTACAGGAGAGGGTGGTAAATTATAATTCAAACTCTTTGATTACTTTAGGTAATTTATCGTACCCCATAGCTACATGATGCTTCTTGCAAGCATCAATAGCCTTTTCTTGAGTATCAAAATAAATAACACTGCGATTGAGATTTGTAGACTTATCTTCTTCAATGTATCTAAACTCAGTACCAAATCTGCTTTGTTTACCAACTAATGCTCTAAAGCCTTTTTCATCTTTTGTAATTCTGTATTTCATAATCTATCTATTTATGCTCGAAGGCGTTCAACAATCATTCAATCACTTTTCGACTAACAACAGCTCTGCTTTTTCCTAGAAAGTTTCGTGCAGCCTCCAAAGAACTAAACTCAGCAGATGTTGACACACCGCTATCTGTTAATATTGTCATTGTACTCCACCAGCAAGGAATTCCAAACAAAGTATTGCTTTGTACACAATATCTTTTCTCACCATTAGCTAGCGTTTCTTCGACTATTCTCTTTGCCATACCTACACCTCCATTTTGTGATTAATACCAAGACCAAAGAAAAGGTGCTGTAAGTCTGACACATTTCTAACGTCTGTTAACCAAACTATATTATCGTTTACAACTTTGTAAACAGAATATCTATCATACTTTCCGCATAGATGTAGATGATAGCTATCGTTTATATAATCTTCTTTATCTTTCACCCATCCATTCTTTTCTAGAATCTCGGTGGTAAGAGGGATTGGCTCTGCATCTTTGCAATCTTGTTGACCGCACATTGTTTCATTTCCAAAATAACATGTACCATCTTGATATACCTCTACGATTTTTACTACTTGAGATAAGTACTTTACTAAATCTCCTGCTATATATTCATTTTTCATACACTTTACCCCTTAAAACGCAATTCTATAGTCCTTACCTTTCAAAGAAGGTTTCTTACTGAGAATGAACTTCTTTAGATCTTCAAAATCTATCGGGAAGAGCGCACAATATTTATACTTTAACGTGCAGATGAATCTTCCGTTGAGCATAACATCAAAAACAAATGTTTTCATTGATTGCCTCCCTTCTTTGGAAGTAAATCTTTAAAATAAAACCAACGAGACTTTATTACATTATCTCTTGATTGTTTAAAGGAATTCCAGTCAGTAATCCATCTAACGGATTCTAAACCAATAGGAATCTCTTCTCCTACCATATATTCCAAGACAATAGTATGTCTCTTATCTTTTATAAACATTTCTATTATTATTTCTTCTCCAACTAATTTAGGCTCTTCATCTATGGGGTGCCACAAGTCCTTCAAAAACTCTTCTTGTATCCACTTAGCACCTAGTCCTATAGCTTCTTTGATGTCCTCTTTGTAGAACATTTCTTCCTTAGCATCATTGTCGAAGACTACATCTTCGCCATTTAACAGAAATCTATCCTCGTAGATTTCTTCCTTGGCAGCTTCTATTTTCTTATCGTCTATCATAATCTACCCTTTCTTTTTCTAAGTTCTAACATTCTCCTAGTTCTACGGCTTTCTTTGCCACTAGGAGGGTTACCAGCGAGTTTTACTTCTGAGATTTCATAATTCTTATAGATGGAAGCTTCTTCATTGAGTGCCTTAACTACTTCTTCTGTCGAGGCTTTTTTAAGTGATACACCAGTTTGTGTTACAATTATCTTTGCATCGTCTCTAATCATACTTACTCCTCCTCTTTTGTTCCATACTCCTGTTGTAACTTCTTGACCTCGCTCACGAACTTGCTGACATCAATATCACAATCAATTACCTCTTGATGGTTTTTGATGGCATCTTCAATCAGATGGGTGCATTCTTCGGTAAAACCACAGATATGATCACCTTCGATGGTGTAGAGATACTTGTGTGTGTTATAGTAAGCACACTGGCAGAGAGTTAAGCCCTCTGAGTTGAGGCGACCTCTTACTTCGGAATTATTGATGCGAAGGACAACCATCTTACCCTTGCTTGAATAGTAATTGTAGTATTTGATGTGATCTGCAACGATGATTGCTATAGCTACCAATAACAGGATAGCTAGCACGATGATAACATCTATTTGAATTGTATTCATAACTTCATTTTTTTATTGTTTTTTATCTTAATTCGTTCATTCTTCCAGGATTTTGTATATTCAGTTCCTTGTTGAAATCGTGGAGGCTGACGGATGGCAATGTATGAGTATCGGGGTCTAAACCCTTTGACTTGCAGTAGTTTCTCCATGCCTCTATGCCATGAGGTTTCTTTGCATCCTCTATCGCTTTCAGTCGCTCTTCTTCTTTTCTGCGCTCGTCCTCTACCCTTCCACGCTCCTTCAGCAGGTCTGCCTCGTAAGCTATCAAGGATTTCATTATATCCTGTGGATTGATTGTCTTTCCGTTGTTGATGAGCTTGTTGTATTCGCCATTGGTGAAGGCTACGAAGAAGTAATCAAGTTCGGCAGGTGTTATGTAGAAATATTTTGTACAGATACGCTGAGCAAGTAACTGAATCTGATAATCTGTTGCATTATCGTAGGCGCCCAAATAATAGAGAAGGTCTATCAGCCGTCCTGTTACCCATTCTACGAGGTCTCTGAGTCCACCACGTTTCTGAATATCCAACATGGTTTCCTTATTCTTCTTTATAGCCTCAGTTAAGGTTTCAGGACGCTGATAGTTTGCCTTATCCTTGATGATAGGCACTCGCGATGAGTCGGGCAGCGCGCTCTGAACGTTGGATATTCCGTTGTTGCTCATAATCTTGCTTTGTAATAATTTCGTCATTCCAGCACTCGCCATTAAGATAAGTGAGTGGGTCTTTTCTGTATACAGGGTCGGGCGTAGATGCTACATAGAGAGGAGTAGCTTTCATGCAAGCTACCTTATCGTTAAGGCTTAACTTCTTCCACTTAGCCTCTGCCTTCTTGCGGCCTCGTTTTTTATTGTAGGCATTCCACCATTCCTCAAAAGGCGGTTCGAAGACCAACATCTGTTTTTGCTCTTCTTCAACCTCCAAGTCTACCGTCTCCACTTCGGCATTGTTGTCGAACAACTCAGAAGGCTTGTAATACTTACCCGTAAGCGCCCATCTTGCACCGGCTACAAAAGCATCTTGCAGGGGTTCGCTTTCCGAATATTTATTTGCCTCCGAATGGATTTCCTTTAACGTTTTCATAAGCTATATGATTTTGATGATTTATACCCAACCGGCACCCGAGTTCTCGAGTTCTCGCTTGCAATACTGCAAGCCTACCTGATCATCGGGTTCCGGAATCATGATACTGCGGACATTTGCGTAATCTATCACGTTTCGGATAACGCTGCTAGCCTCTGCTGTATTGAGGGAAGTGAGAGGCTTGTATTTGCGGTTGCCTGTCTTGTCTACCTCATCGGTATAGAAGATGTAGCTGCAAACGTTGCGCTGAATATCACGAAGCGTTTCGTAGAAGGTCTGCCCTAACTTTAGAGCGAGATAGCTAATCATGAAGTGAAGATAACAAGACTGCTTATCGGTCTGAATGGGGTGAAACTTCTTTAGTTCGATATTATACCCACATTCTTTGGCTTTTTGAACAGCCTTTACGATAGCTAAATATTCACGAGGATCATTAGGATTGTATACACTCATATTATTATAATTACATTAGATTGATTACTAAACCCTTGCAAGCATAGTCGGTTGGAACACCGAGGACCTGCTGGAATTTGTTTACGGCAACATCGGGGTTAAGATGGCGTGCAGAACCATGAATGAGGACGATGCGCTTTGCGGTATTGGCAGCCTTGCATTCGTTGAGATACTCGATAGAGTGAGCCAGACTCATGTGGGAAAGACGGATGCGGTCGGCTTGGCTGACTATCGTCTTGCCTTCGTTTACAGCTTTTTCGAGAAGAGAATCATCATAGTTGCATTCTGCCAAGAAGTAGCGGCATCCCTGAACTACATTTTCCATATTGTAGCAATCGGTGAAGAACATCATGGTTCCCATTTCCGGATGATGAATGAGGAAAGAGAAACAAGGAACATCGTGTTCTACCTTCATCGGGGTTATGCTGAAAGCCCCTAGATGATATGTCTGGTCTTTAAGCATGCCTTTTACTCCCTTGCATTTCTCGGATAACTCTTCGGTAGAGTAAGCATCGATTCCTGCTCTCAGAAAGTCTTTGGCATTTTTTGCATGATCGCCTTTCAGCCGTGGGAGTGACTGATAATCACTCCCACGCATTTTGATGTTTTGAGGTTTGCAACTTTCTTTACTTCCTGCAACGGACGACCTGCTTCTATACAGAGCTGCTGACCATTACTAGACTCCAGTACATAGCTATTGCCAAGACTTCCTGTATTAACCGTTATTAATTTCATCTTTATATCTCCAAATAGTTTTATCTTTTGTTTTACGCCTACCATGAATATAGCACCAAATAGCAGCTTGTGATAGCCCAACCTTTCTAGCAGCTTCTCCTGTAGAAACGTAAACACCCAAAACATTACCATGTACATCAAGGTGCTCTACTGTTTTCTTGGTTTTAATAGAAGCAATTCTTTTGTCATACACCTCATTGCTAGACATTATTTTGCAGAACTTTTTCCTGAAATTCTCGTCCTTATATCTATTTCTTGCAATTTCGGCTAATTTGTCCCTCAACTCAGGACGATCTTCTAACAGTTTTATCCGAATTTCACTCTGGCGCTGCCTAGAAATTTCATTCATGCTATTTTCGTGCGGAGTAACCCATCGTAGGTTTTCTATTCTGTTATCATCACGGATGGTATTTATGTGGTCTATAAATGGTTTGCTTTGTGGATTTGGTATGAATGCTTGCGCAACCAACCTATGCACTTTTATTAGAGTGCCCTTTGAACCTTGTTTATTATGCAACCTAACCATCAAATACCCATCTTTCCGAGTTAGAGTTTTAATATTTTCTCTATTATGCCTAACTCTTCCATCCTTGTAATAAACAACATGGGATAGTACCTTCACTCTTCCCATGTTGCTTACCGCATAGTGTGGATAATCTTTAATAATTCTCCACTCCTCTTCCATTAACTCAAACTAAACTTCTGAGCCTGTGGCTGCTCATCATGTACTTCTTCGGCATTCACGGCTTGACCGGTATCAGCATTGATTGTAATAACGTTCTTTGCCTCGGCAAACTCCTCATCACGCTGTACTTCTGCGGTAGGAACATCATCGACTGTCATTGCGGTCTGCATTTCGATGGAAAGGTAGCCATACTTAGAAAGAAGGCGACGAAGGACCGTTTTTGTTGCCATATCATTGAAATTACCATACCATCCAACAGTATTGCCTGGTCCTGACTCGGCTTGTTTCTGAGCCATTTCAGCCAACTGCTGATTTGTCATTTTACAGTTACGAAGAGTTGCAGAGTACTTCTTGGCGTATGAGCACATATCATCAAGAGACATATACATCATCTTGCGGAATCCATTGGTAAGCTCTAAGAAAGCGAAATATCCGACAATTCTGTTGGAAGTCTTCTCGCCATCAAGATGAAGTTCACCAGAAATCTTGTCGTAACCTTGATACTCTCCTTCATAGACTACATCAGCATTGATGTTCTTGTAGAGACCGGAGCGAATAGCCAGCTGATAAAGACCCTTGTAACCAACAATCATCGTAGGAGTATTGCCATAAGGTACGATATAAGCATATCCCAACTGCTTGTTAAGCGGAAGATGAAGGGATGCTGCCTTCATTGCCTCAGCCATCAATAAACGACCATCACAAGCTAGAAGCTTATCATCCGATGTGACTAACTCCATGAGGGATGCAGCAAAAGTTCCTGCATTCTCCTTCATTACATTCTTCAACTGCTCCTGGTAGTAACTATTGTCGAGTACTGCCTTGAAATTACTAACTGCTACTGCCTTCTGAGAAGGCTGTGCTTTTGCTACTGCTGTATCTGCCATGATTACTTCTCCTCTTCTTTATGATTGATTAATTCCTTAGCGATACCAGCCAAGGCTATTGTTCCCAAAGCAAGGTTGATTTCACCACTTTCCGGAAAAACTTCTTTTGGATCAACCTCTACGCTATCGTGGCTATCTAACCACTCATTTATACGGTTCGAATCAGTTCCGTCCTTCATGCCTCCTGCTAACGCTAGAGTACCCTTGATAAGGTCTTTGTCAACCAACATTTCTAATTTTAAAGTTTCTGCCATGATTTTTATTTACTTATATGTTTGATTAATTCTTCTTTTGTCTTAAACACTTCGCTTTCTTTCCTTGTAGGGAATACGGCGAACTTATACTGAATAGAGCAAGGTGCCTCGCCTATCTGCTGAAAGAATACGCCCACGATGTTTGCACGTCGGATTTTGTACCCATCGAGCAGATAGACTGCATCACCTATATTGAACTTCGTCTTGATTTGCATGATGTGTTTCAATCCTTTATGACCAAAGCGAAATATGCTCAACCTTCAGTTTATCATCATTTGATACTACAAGACGGATTTGCTGACCGCCTGTGCTGAGCGGATGGTTAACACTTTCGCATTCGTCTAGCACGACAGGAACCGATACATCATAGAACTGGCCGATAGTGCGCGCGATGTCGATTCCGGCATTCACCTTTGCAGCACCATTGAGGCGGCTGTAAGGCACACCATTGTGATAACATTCGCAATAAGGTTTCTTCTCACCATCGAGTTTTGGAAGGAACAGACTCCATTTTACGAAACGGAAGTGCTGATTGACCTTATCTTCGAGAGCCTTGCAAGACAACTGATAGAACTCGTTTGTGATGTTGAGTTTATCATCAATATCATCAAGCTGCTCCTGAAAGATGGCTTTATCCTTCTGTGCTGCTTCGATATGAGTCATTGTGTTGTCGTAAGGTGCTTTTGAGGCGAGGAGTTCGAGGACTTCATCGTATCTGTCAGCGAGCGGCTTTCGCTCTTCAGCGAGTGCTTGAAGTAACTTGTCGTTATCCTCGTTGCTATCGGATGGTTTGTCGAGTTCTGTCTGCAACTCACCAATCTCTTTCATTACCTGCTGATATTCCTCCTTATCAGCAAGAATCTGCTCGTAGGTGCGTGGAACTTCTGCATCAACATCTGCCTTATGCTTTTCAGCCTCTGCGAGGGCTTGTTGAGCCTTGACAAGCTGGTTCGTGGTGGTCTGACGATCATCATTCAGTTTATCCAACTCTTTGTTGAGTTCGGTGTATGCGCTTTGGAGTTTGGCAAACTCATTGTTGAGTTCCTTCATATCCTCTGCCTTGCGAGAATTGAACCGGTTCTGAGATTCCTGTTTGAGGAGCTGAACATCACCGAGAGGGAGAGCCTGACCGCAATGAGGACAGAAACCTTCCTTATCGTCCCATTCCCAAGTGCGCTTGGCAATCTCATCGCTGCGCTTGTTTAAGTCACTAACCTTCTTCTTGCGCTCTTCAATCTGAGCGTTTATCTGAACCTCGGTGGTAGGATAGCCACTCATGACGGCTTTGAGGTTATCAACCGTAGATTCTGCCTTGTTGAAGGCTGCGTTGGCGTTGAGAACATCGCTTTGGTGCTTGGTCATGTTATCGGTAGAAACCTTATCTGCGCCCTGCTCCATCATTCGCTTGCGTTTTTCGGCAAATTCAATCTTTTTTCTGATTGCGTCAAGGCGAACTCTGTCTGCTCCTCCGGTACGAATCTGCTGAGTCTTGTTGTCTATCTCCACCAATGCTTCTTGGAGATAAGCCTTTTCTTTCTCCATGGCCTCCCAATCCTGCTTTGGTGGAAGGGTCTTGTCGAGTTCGGCAAGTCTGATAGGAACTGCATCGAGTTCCTTCTGAACTTCTGTGCGCTTGTGCTTGAGGTGGTGAAGGATGGCATCAATGTCTTTCTGTTTGAGAAGTTCAACAAGATAATCATACTTCTCTTCGCCCTTCGTGATGTCTTCGACTGAAATGTCACCTGCCAACGACTGAAGGAATGCACGCTGATTCTGCCAAGTCATACCAAGGAACAGATTAGGACAGATACACCACGCAAATGGGTCTTCTTGGAAGATTCCGTCAACTACGTTGCTGAAATCTCCGGCGGTAGTCAATTCGCCGTCAACATAGTACTTGAAGGTGTTGGTGCATTTATCACCTTTCCACTTGTCGGTCAGAACTCGCTTGAACGAGATTTCATCACCATCAACCAACATAACCAACTCGGATGAATGCTCTATCTCCTTGATAATATTGTGATTCTCATCGAAGGTTTTGATGTCGAGCTGCATGCCGTTGGTATCAGTACCGAATAATGTGTACATGATGGCGTTGCCGATAGTACTCTTGCCTCTTCCGTTGTCTCCCGAGATAACAGTAAGGTCTTCTCCGAAATCGAAGACTCCGGCACGGATGCCACAAAAATTTTGCAGTTTAAGCGTCTTGAATAGGATTTTCTTCATTTTTATCTTTGTTTAAACTTTCTTCTTTTTCTCTCAGTTCCTTATCGTATTCCTCGAATGCCCTTGCTGCAGCGTAGGTGAACTGGTCGCTATTGCGCATGGCGTTCAAGATAAGGTTTTTGAGGTCTTCGGGCGATGCGTGCATGTATGCGTATGCCTTCGGAATGGTTCTGTCACCCATGAGGACGATGCAACGGAAATGCTTTGCCTCATCCCCCATCTTGTCAACTATATCAAGTACCTTCTTGATATGATTGAAGAAATTCTGTCTGATATTCTTTTTCATGATTTTGTTTTTTAATAAACCTGCCTCTCCTCACGGACGAGCAGGAAAAATGATTTTAAAATTATGTAAAATAACGCTAAAAACTAATTCTTATCTGTTGATCCTAAACCGCTACGAGTGCCGGTTACCTTGCCAAGTTCCAAGTTAGTATCTGGAACGTAAGTGAAGGCACCTTGGCAGATGCGTTGGGTATAAGGAATAACGAACTTGAAACCGAGCAGACGCATGATGCGATGCTTTAACCTCCATCTGCCCGACTTGACGATGGCATGGACTTCTTCGCCATAGCCGCAATCAATCAAACCGAGAATTACATCAAGGTTTGCTCTAACCTTGCATAGATAGACGCCATGTAGGAGCCATGAAGGGAAACAAACATTTAACAACATTCCTTTGCCCGACATGCCACTACGTGGCTGAATCAGCATCTTCATATTTGAAGGAAGTTGTATCTTGAACCCGAGCGGAACGTAAAAGCGTTTGTTTGGAGATACTTCCGTGTCCTTGCTGCAATGAAGGTCGTAAGCGGCATCCGTCTCATACGCCTTTGTTGGGAAACACCCTTGTGTTACCAATTCTACATTGATTTTTTTACCGAATTTACTCATATAATCTATTCTTATAAATGTTTCTGTTCTAAAAGTTTGTCTACTTCCTTCTGATAAAAGGCTATCAACTGATTATACTCGAAGAGTGACCAGTTCTTGTTTTCAGTTCTTGCCCTAACCTCTATCAAGTCAACCCTCTGTTCACCAATCTGCTTAATAAGCGCACGGCGATACATCTGAATATTACCTTGATTGAAAATATTGCAAGCCACGCATTGCGGCCGGCAGTTATCTTCGCTGAATCGGGTTGACATGTAACGCCTTGACATGTAATGACCGTTCTGAATTTCCTTCCAAGGGAAAACCTTGCCGCAACTGATACATCGGCAATATCCTTTATCATCAGAATATTTCAGTCGAATATATTTGGAAAAGACTGCATCTAGCTTATCTCTCAGCTTACTTTTGCTAAGTCCGGCCTTCGCCTTCTTCTTTTCCAGGTCCTTCTTTGCTTTATCCCAAGGAGTCTTCTTTATAGGTGTCCTCTTGAGAGGAGTTTTCCTTTTTAAACCCATATTGCACGTAATTATCATTTGTAAAGTTTGAATACTCGCCCTCGGGCTTTCCGATGTCTGAGGACACATTTTTAATCTTAGAGTTGAGGATATTAATTTTCCTCAGCTTTGACTCGAAGATTCCTAAGGGTGCCCAAGGGTTTCTTTCGAGTTCTCTGTATATTTCGAGAACCTTTCTCCGGTACTTGTGGAGAGTAGGTTCGGATAAATCTATCATAAGCCATTGATTTTGAAGTTTAAGATAAAACCTGCCTATCCTCACGTACTGGCAGGAAAATAAATTCAATTTTCTTAATATGAAAAACAGATAAATATATGCTGCCGCTGCAGCGAATAATCATACACAATAAAACTGATACATAATAGTCCACCTTAGGGATTCGGACCCAACTTCCCGATTTGATAAGAATGTATTAAGGATTTACACAAAACAGTTTCGGGCGTGCTTACCAATTACACCATCGGTGGATAACGGCATCATGCGCTACCATGAATTTAAGAGCCATGCTCACCGCTTTAGCTATCAGTCATAAAGACTGATGCTCGGGGATGCGGACTTATTGAAATAACAATCGCACATTCCCTTATAATGACTTAACACTATTCGACTTTACGCTTTTCCAATATGTCAAAGAACTTATGTCCACAAACGGACAATGGGATTGTTCCGGAAATCGCTATATATATAATAAGGTATAAAACGAAAGGTGCTGGTAGAATGCTCGACCACAACATTTCCTTCTGGTTCGTGGCGCATGAATTCAACGCAAACAACTTATATTGCCACTGGGTCTATACCGCTCCACACCTAACAATTTCAAGAAAGTTATAATAACAATATCCAAAACTATATGGGGGATTCGAGACGAGTTGAACGCCTTTGCTCGGGTTTCCCCGCTCACTCCGAGTGAGCTAGCTCGATTCCCATGTTTCACTCCTATGCTCACGCACAAGAGTGAATTGTAACTAGTAACCAACTCTATCTATTGAAGATAGGTTTTGCAAATAAGAAAAAGAACTTTCTTAATTAAGCAATCGTTTAACTATGCTCACGCACAACCAAATTTACAAACGCATATTGTCTGAATAACTAATCTAAAAGTTCAACAGCCAAATATTACACACTTAACACACTTTATCTGAGTTGTGGCACCTTTACAGGTTCTGCTCCGTAGCGATTCAGAGCACAGGAACGAATGTCCTGAGCCTGTTGGCTATTACTCCGGTAAGCTAGAGCATTGTAGACAGTAGCCTTGCCACAACCAAAAATCTTCATGATTTTAGGAATTTTATCTTTATCAATCAATATTTTTTCTATTTTTACGACTTTATTCATATTATTTTTTGTATATTTGCACCATAAATCTGTTTAGAACGAGTTTTATTCTCGTTTACGGATGCAAAGATACATGTTTATAAACAAATATCCAAGGATATAGACATATATTTATAGTTAATTTACGTATTTACACATTTATAAACACTAGCAGT